CAGTCAATTGCTGCTGCTGTATTAATTTTAGCATTAGTGATTGTATCGTTAGCAATATCAGTTGCAGTGATTGCACCAGTAAGGGCTAACTTAGTCTTAGCAATAGCAGCAGATGCGTTAATATCGGCATCTACAATTGTGCCATCAAGAATCATTGTACTTGTGACTGTGCCAGTGTCGCTAGTCTTAACAAGAGTTGCGCTAGTTGGGATAGTAGTACCGTTAATGCTTGTTGCTGTGGCTACACCAAGGACTGGAGTTACAAGAGTAGGGCTAGTGGAAAATACTAAATTGCCTGAACCAGTTTCATCAGTTACTGCAGCGGCAAGGTTTGCACCAGTTGGTGTTCCAAGAAATGTGGCAACGCCAGTTCCTAATGCTGTAATACCTGTACCACCATTGGCTACTGGAAGAGTTCCAGTTACACCAGTTGTAAGTGGTAGTCCAGTTGCATTGGTGAGCACACCTGATGCTGGAGTACCAAGTGCTGGGGTTGTAAGCACTGGGCTAGTTAAAGTCTTGTTAGTCAGGGTCTGAGTGTTAGTTGTACCAACTACGGCACCAGTTGCACCGTGTCCTGTTGTTGCTTCAATGTGAGTGTTGGCTTCGCGGTAGTCACGACCCACGGCCATATGGCGTACTACTGCACCTGCAGAGTGAGCCTGTCCTGATGAGCCATCAATGGCACGGGTAATGGTAAGTGTATTAGTACTTACCGCCGTGACATCTACAATTTCTTCAAGGGCTGTATCTGGGTCGATGACTACAGTAAAAGTTTCTCCAGCAGCAATGGTTACACCACCGAGAAGTGCTGTACCCGATACTACGGTAGTCGACGTAGCAGATGAGGTAAGAGCACCAGACAGCGTAGTCTGCTGCGAGCGTGATGAATATTTTCTAGTTGTCATTGCTGGTCCTTATCGGCGGGAGTAGTGAATACGGGGTGGGAAATTGTTTTGTTGTGCATCAATCTCTTCTTTGAGGCGTTGGTTGAATAGTGCATACATTTGTTTTGTTGCTGTCTGTGATGCACCATAAGGACGCTTAGAGTCAGTCTCATCCGCCTGTGGGCTGACTTGTGCTGCACGTGCTGGGTCAAGATATGAAAGCAGACGATAGGCTGCGCCCAAGATGACAACATCTTTTGTTGATTCGGGAAGTCCAGTAGTTGTTGTGTAAACATCACTGTTGTTGGTAAATACATTAGGTGTAGTTGCATACATAACCTTGACTGTACGACCAGCAATAGGTGCCTCACCTAAGGTAATAGTCTGAACAGTATCTGTTCCTGTCACATATCCAAATGCTTCTGGGTATGCAGATGCATCAAAGTCATAACGTCGAATTGGAACCCATTCTTTAGATGGACCAATTGATTGCCAAGCAATAGTTAAAATATTTTTAATTGATTTGTTAGCAAGAGGATAAGTTGATATTGCTGCATTAAATGTAAAGTTGTAGTTCTGCACAGCATAAATGCTGGAACCAATTGAACGAATAGTATCATTGATTGCACGCTTGACTACGTATCGTGGGAAGGTAGGTGAAATAGCAACCTTTGTTTCAGCGGTGTGTGTCGCTGCCGTTGTCCCAAGGTAGCCACGTCCATATGGCGATATGGTTGCAGTGTTTGCTACACGGTCAAAAGAATCTACCCATACAAGTTCTTCGTCAATTTCAAGGATGCCCTTACCTACTGAATCAGTGGAGCCAAGGCTCAAGATGGTAGGTGCTGCAATGCTTGATGTAGTTGTTGTGACGGCAGTAGTAAGATAGGTGCTACGGTCTTGCTGGAAAGTATACCCCGCAAGATTGATGAGTACCTCATTAGTCATATCTGCAAATGTTGTCATTAGTAGTTGATACTCCTTAAAGCTGCAGGGGCTGCAAGCCCAGTTGTACCAGCAAGTTCATTACAAACTCCATCAATATCTTTAAACTTATCTCTGGTACGTGAAGAAGACACTTTTATATTTAAAGCACCAACAGTTGCAAGCCCAGTGGTGCCAGCCCATTTATTGGCAGCACCCTGTGCATCAAGATATTTAGTAATATCAGTAATGCCTGATAACCTGTTAAGTTCTGCAGTAAGACTGCTACCTGCTATGCCTAGTGCCATTGGTTAACCTTCCTTAGCGTTTTGGTACAATTAAATTTGATTTCTCTTTAGGCTTATTGCCACCAAAGAATGCTTTGTAGTAGTGCTCATCAAATGAGAACCGCTTCATATGTGGAACTACTGCTCCTGTATGGCACCAGACTGGAACTTCAGCCTTGCCAACCAAGGCAAAGAAGTAAATGTCTTCGCCCATAAATGTCTTGCCTGTTCCAATGTCATTGAAGATTGCAACATCAGTTCCTACTGTCTCAATGATTTTGTCAATTACGTTTCTATGCATAAGTACAAATCCCATACCTGCTGCCTCAACCTTAATCAGTTGATTCTCTGGCATTGGGTGAACTCTCTTGATTCCTACCACGCCATCTTCGGCTTCTGCAAAGTTAAAGATAGTTGGCATTGGAATCATCAATGGTTCTTCTGGTGTATCTGTTGTGAAGTAAACCCCAGTAAGGATAGGACGCTCAGTTGCATCCTTGTTATCCCAAAGCAACTTGAACTTCTCAGGTGTGATAACAACATCTGAATCAACCCATAACAACCAGTCAGAGGTGTTGTTCTGATACCAGTAACGAATAACTTTTTCACGCTGTCTTGCAATCTGGTTGCCTTGACTACGTATAGTAGATGTAAACTCAAGTCCAGACTTGAGCATCACATCAGTGACGCCTTGCATAAACTTTCCATCTACCATTCCATTATCGCACCAGGCGATTGAAACCGTTTCTTGCATTGTCCCCTGCTTTCTTACTTTGTTGTTGGATACGCTGCTGGCTTTACATATGCATCTGCTGGTCCACCCTTAGAACCTGGCTTATGCTTTGCATCTACCTGTGAGTAATCTTTAGCATCTTTACGAATTGGTTTTGTAATATTTACAATTGGCATATTATTTTCCCTTGTTTCTTTTAGATATTGCTGCTGCTTTCTTTTTAGCATCAGCCTTGGAACTTGCACCCCACGCATTAAGTGATAGGAGCAATCTTGTTGGCTCGCCGTTAGGCTTGCGTTCTGGCCCAGGCATACCGCCCATACGTGCCAGGAATGAGGCTCTACGGGGGTTATCACCGCTCTTTACAGGGGCTTTGAGAGTTCCACCCTTGTACGATGCTCTACCCTTGGCATTGAGGCCCCCAGCAGGGTTTTTGCCTTCTTTACGTGTCCATGCTGCAGTCATTACTTTCCCTTTTTCTTTACTACGCCTGAAACTTTCTTCAAACGTGGGTTAGCCTTAATCGCTGCAGGGGATGCTTTCCTCGCACCCGCAGCAAGAATTGCACCCGCACTTGCCATCGAGACACCTTGCTTTGCAGCAATTTTCTTTTGGCTTGCTTTGAATCCTGGGTGCTTTTTCATTAGTAAGCGCTTCGTCCTGGGTTAGCAAGATATGCAGCCTTCTGTGCTGGTGTCATCTTACTTGGGTCATTTCGGTCTTGATAAGCCTTAGCACGTGCTGCTGCCTGTGCATCACGAGCCTGTGTTCCCATAGGTGAAATGCGAGTTGTACCAACTGTTGGCTTAGGTGATGGTTTTGAAGCCATTTACTTCTTCTTACCCATCTTCTTCATTTGTGCAGCCTTCTTCATCATCTTCATTCCAACCTTAAGTTCAGCCTTCTTAGTCTTTGCTGGCTCTTTCTTCTCTGCCATTGCATAAGCCTTTGCGTTCATACCAGTCATCTTTGCCATTATATTTGCCCAATCTCTTTCATTACTTCAACGGATTTTTTATTTATGTTTGTTGCCTTAGGCATCGTCTCAGCATTGTAAGGTTTGTTAAGAACCTCTGATGCCGTATACGCTGCTTCTATATCTTTCATTCTGGTTCCTGCTGGTTTCATACCTTGAGCAGTAGCATCCTTATATGCTTTTAACTCTGATGTCCACTTCTTATCAGGTATGTCTCTTGTTGCGTCCCCAGTATTGAGTTGAAGTCCCTTGGCTTTGCAGCCAAAGCAATCTTCATCACATTGTGTATGGTCAATCGAGATATCTTCATACAGAAAAGGTACGTCTGTTTCAATATCACATAATACGCAACCCCAACGGGTTACGATAAAATCGTGTTCTTGGGTAAATCCCCATTCAAGAACCTTGCTAATATGGCTGTGCATTAAGTCCCCTATAGTGCAGTAAAGTTTGCTTCTGTCACTCCAACCCCACCAGCGATAAGTGCTGCCTTAGTTGCATCGTTAACAGTGCTTTCATATCCACCCCTATAGACTTCAGCAAGTCCATTGAAGTAAGAATCCTGTTGGTATCTAACCTGCTTGTATACACCACCATCTTTAACAATAGTAATACCCCTATGTAGTTTATAGAAGTAAAACAAACGATGGTTTCCCGCAGGACCTTCATCGACTGTAGGTGTTGTAAATTTATAATTCGCCATTGTTCTCCTTAATGAACTTACTCTAGTACAGGGATGTTTCCACCCCTGCACTAGCGTCAACCAATTAAGATGGGTTGATTGATGAACCTGATTCGATTCGGTATAGTGCTTCTTCACGGTAGCGTGCAAAGCCAAGTACGCCGTACCAACCCATTGGGCGGTGACGCATCAACTTGTCAACTACTGGTCCGATGACTACGTGTGGTTCTTCTGCAACTGCCTGTGCCATTGCTTGCTGTCCTGCAATGATGGTACGGAAGTTACGTGCTGATGAAGCGCCATCAGTTGCGTTGTAGAGACGAGCAGATTCTACGAAGTAAGCGCCTTCGTATGTTCCGATTTCTCCTGCCCAGATGCGGTCCTGTGCTGAACCGTACTGGTTAGGAAGAAGCCATCCTGATGAGCCTGTCTCTGCACGAAGGTCGTGTGAAACTTCTGGGTGGATACCACACCAGTAGAGTGAACCCTTACGTGCAATTGTCTTATTAGCACGCAACTTAGCAACAGCGCGACGAATGTTGGCTGATGAAAGTGTTGCTGCTGCTGTAACAGTTGCTGTAGAAGTTGCTGTTGAACCTGCGTAGATTACGTTTGTACCAGCACGCAATGTTTCCATTGCTACCTGGTCGATTGAATCTGCAAGGTTGAATGCAATGATGTTAGCGATTGCTGGGTCAACATCTGCAAGTGAGAACAATTCAAGTGC